CCCCACGCGACCACGTAGGGAGATGCTGTTCGGCTACTTGCCCGGGGAGGTTCCACTGCCTGCCCTGGACGAGTTGAAGGAAGGATGTGATATAGTAGCCAGTGACCATTTGGACACCGCGCCGCGAGCCCTTAAGAGGGCCGTTGCCGTGACCATTGGTCCTGTGGTAGCTGCTGTCCCTCCAATGCCGGATACCAAAAGTCGTCTCTCGAAGGTCGGTGGGGTACTCAAACGTGCGGCTACTAAGCCGCCCGCCGCAGACGTTCGAAAACTGCGGCGGTTGGAAATCTTTGCGAAGGAATTCGTGAAAAGATTCCCTCCGCTAAACTCAATGGCGGAAGTGAATTTCGAAAGCTGGCTTGAGAAAGTTAACGCACCGTCCTGGAGAAAGGATGAGTTGCGCGCCGCTTGGGCGAAGGTTGAGACTGTCAACTCCTTCGACCGCGACCCCCGCAATTCTGCGGTTCAGTCATTCGTTAAGAAAGAATTCTATGCGGTTCCGACCTATAAGTGGTCCCGCATCATCAATGCTCGTGTTGATGCTTCGAAGGTGCTCTTTGGTCCGTTTTTCGCGGCCATTGAGGAAGTAGTGTACAAAGACCCTGCATTTATCAAACATGTACCGGTGGCCGATAGAGCTGCCTACATTATGGAAATGTTCGAGGGCGAGTTGGGCGAAATTATCGCCACTGACTACACATCCTTTGAGGCGTTATTCACGAAAGACATGATGAAGGTTGCTGAATTTGCCCTGTATGAACATATGTTACAAGATGTTCCAGGTGGACAAGAAATTCTCACCCTTATGAAGTCTATACTCCTAGGAAGAAATAAATGTGACTTCCGTGATTTGCGCGTAGAGCTAGATGCCACGCGCATGTCCGGTGAAATGTGCACATCTCTAGGAAACGGATTCTCGAACCTGCTTTTCATGTCGTTCGTGTGTCATGAAGTGGGGACTACCTTCCGAGGAGTCGTTGAAGGGGACGATGGGTTATTCGTGATCCTAACCGGACCCTCTCCGACGGAACAACAATTCGCCGACCTGGGTCTCAAGATCAAACTTGAGATCCACAATGATGTGTCTACTGCATCATTTTGCGGTCTGGTGTTTGACCCGGAAGAGAAAGTGGTTATCACTGATCCAAGAAAAGTGTTGTCGACTACCCCATGGATAGATGGACAGTATGCAGGCGCCCGTGATTCGCGGTTGAAAGCGCTGCTACGTTGTAAGGCCTTATCGTTGGCCCACCAATATCCTGGGATGCCTGTAGTAGGACATTACGCAAAGTACCTATTGCGTGCCACTCGAGGTCAAAACCTGAGTTGGGCTCTTAAACATCAGCCAAAAGATTCATATGAAAGAGAGAAAATGGAGATTTTGAAGCGCCAAATGGCTGGCGGACAAGTGCCTTGGAAAGACCCAGGGATCAAAACAAGATTTTTGATGGAACGAAAGTTCGGTATAACTGTAGAATATCAGATTTACCTAGAAAATTATTTTGACTCCCTTGAG